AGTCGATGCGCGTCCAACTGATCAGCCGCGAAAATGGCCTGGGCCTGTCCCACGACATGCAGGTGCTGCGCTCGGCGTTGGTGGGTATCAGCGGGGAGGCCATGCAGGTGAGTTCGGTGGACTGGCAAGCCAAGCCAGCGGCGGCGGGTTCCTTCGATGTCAACATCTTCCTCGAACTGCTGAACCCGGCGCACTACCGGAGCGCCAATCGGAACGTCCTGGTCCCCAACCCTGAATGGTTCGTGCGGGAATGGCGACCGCACCTCAATGGACTTAGCCAGGTATGGGCCAAGACGCGGGACTGCGATCGCATCTTCCAAGGGCTGCACCGGGACGTGAAGTACACGGGATGGAGTTCCTTCGACATGCACGACCCGACCGTGGAGCGCCGAAAGGCCATGCTGCACGTTGCGGGCGGTTCCTCGGCCAAGGGTACGGCGGCGGTGCTGGAGGCCATGCGGATGCTTCCCCAGCACCGGCTCACGCTGGTCAGTTCCCGGCCCATCACATCGCCCCCGGAGAACGTCACGGTGCTGGGAAGGCAGGACGCAGCGGAACTGAAGTGGCTTATGAACGAACACGCGGTGCATGTCTGCCCGTCCAGTTACGAAGGCTTCGGGCACTACATCAACGAGGCGCGTTCTGTTGGTGCGGTGATCGTATCCACGGCGGCTGCCCCGATGGACGAAGTGGTCGGCGGCGAGTACGGGCTGCTGGCCGGGGTCGCTTCACGCGGCTGGCAGAACTTGGCTACACACCAGCACGTGGATCCTGAGGCGCTGGCAAAGTGCATCCGTTCGGCGATGGCTTGCCCGCTTCCCATTCTGGTGGAACTTGGCGGCCATGCGCGGGAGCAGTACCTGTTGGACGCGGCGGCATTCGAGCACAACCTGATCGACCTGCTGAAATGATCAACCTCCACCACATCGACTGCATGGAGTTCATGCGCACCATGCCTGACAAGTGCTACGACTTGGCTATCGTGGATCCTCCGTATGGGATAGGGGCCGCAAAAGGAACGTGGGGGTCGTCGAACTGTGGCAAGGTGACCAACTACGGGAAAAAGAAGTGGGATGACTATGCTCCGGATGCCGACTACTTCAACGAGCTGCGGCGCGTATCGGCCCATCAAATCATATGGGGAGCGAATCACTTCATTTCACGCATTCCTCTAGACAGCCCATCGTGGGTTGTTTGGGACAAGGACAACAGCGGAGACTTTGCTGACTGTGAACTGGCGTGGACATCGTTCCCGTCTGCTGTCCGCAAGTTCACCTTCCGATGGAACGGAATGCTACAACAGGACATGCGCAACAAGGAGCAGCGCATCCACCCCACACAAAAGCCCGTGGCCCTGTACCGCTGGCTCCTCCAGAACTACGCCAAGCCGGGGCAGAAGATCCTCGACACCCACGGCGGGTCCATGTCCATCGCCATCGCATGCGATATCGAAGGGTTTGATCTTGACCTGTGCGAGCTGGACCGTGACTACTTCGAGGCAGGAAAGAAGCGGCTCGAAGCGCACCAAGCGCAGCCCAGAATGTTCGACGCACCGAAGGCACAACCCGCACAACAACTGACGCTCGAATGATCCGCGTCGGCATCATCCACTACACCGCCTCGGAACGCTGCACGCTTCCGGCGACCATCGCATCGCTGCACGCCGCTGGCATCGGGTCCGTGAAGGTCTACGCCGACGCCGGGGAGTTTGGCCCCACGCGCAACCTGATCCGGGCCATGCGCGACCTTGCACAAGGCGACGGCCCCGAACTGATGGCCGTGGTGGACGACGACCTTGTATTCGATCCGTCGTTCCTTTACCGCTTCAGGTGGACGCCTCGACCGCATCGCTCCGGGTACAGCCTCTGGACCATCGAACAGAATATCCCCCACGACCGAAGGGACGAACGCGGCTGGCTGGAGGTGCCCCCGCACTACCACCTATGGGGCGGATCGGTGGTCATGCCCTGCTGGCTGGCCCAGGCCGTGGCCGAGGCGATGGAGCAGGTGATGGAGGAGGCTCCGGAAACCTTGGCCACCAAGCCGGACGCCGTTCTGTTCGAGGCCATGCGCCGGACCGGGACACGGCTCTACTTTCACGTCCCGAGCCTTGCCGACCACATCGGCACCAGCGACAGCACCATCGGCAACGACCACCAGGACGGCCAGACCGCTGGCTACCTATTCCCCCGCAACGCATGAACACCTACCAGATCACCCGCTACGGCCACACCTTCACACTGAAGGCCGACGACGAACTGATGGAGGCCCACTACCGGAAGGGCGAACTCTCCGAGCCGCACATGCTGGACTGGATGTACCTCAACCTTCCACGCGGCGGGGTATGGATCGACGCCGGGGCGAACATCGGGAACCATACGCTGCCATTCGCGCTGTGGGCGGACCAAGTGATCGCCTTCGAGCCGATGGATGTGAACGTGGACCTGCTCATGCAAAACATGGCGGCGTTCAAGGTCGAAGGTCGTGGGCGCATCATGGTCCTGTCCTGTGGCGTTGGCCGCGAGGAGGGCTTCGCGTCGGCCAAGGTGGGAGGCACTGGTAAGAATTGCCAGTGGGAACTTACGCCTGGAGACGAATGCGAGGCTGGCATCCCCATCGCCAAGATCGACAACCATGTACGGGATACCGATGACGTGCGGGTGATCAAGCTGGACGTGGAGGGCATGGAGCAGGACGCGCTGGCCGGGGCTATGGGAACGATCGCCCGCTGCCTGCCCGAACTGTTCATCGAGATCTGGGACGAGGCTATCCTGGCGGACATCACCGCTACATTGGCCCCGCTGGGCTACGTTCTTACCGAACGGTACAACGTGTCCCCGACCTTCCACTTCAGCGCCTCGGGACGCTACCCAGTGACTTACACCCCCGCAGCACGCCTCCGACCATGACCGAGATCAAGTGCGCCTTCACCCCGTGCCAGTGTGTGAAGCTGATCCACGACCCGGAGAATCTTCACCGTATGATCACGCAGGTGTTCATACGGTGAAGGCGGGTCCATACGCTATGAGCTATCGTGCGGCGAAAAGGCGAGTGTCCACTACGAAGCCGAGATTGAACCCGTGGAGCAACAGGAGCAAGTTGTTGGCTTCCGCATAACCTTCACCCCATGAGCAACCCCAAAGCCTACCGGATGCCGTTGCGCTTCCGCCTATTCAAGCTGCGCCGATGGATGTACGGACGCATCAACTACCTGCTCCATCGCATCCGTTGGCGGGTCAACCGAGAAGTGGAATTCGACCCCATTATCTGGGCTGCTGGTGACGCCGGTGAACTCCGCATGACCGTGAACCCATGCACGGCCGAGTGGGAGCTTCACATAAAAGTGAAGTCGAAGGACGGCTTCGACACCTACGAAGCCTACACGATCAACGAGGTGGACGTGGTGACATCCGGTTACCGGATGCGGGACGCCATCGACCGGGTATGCCTTGACCACTGCATGAAGTACAAGATCCTGCCATGAAAGAAACCCACCGCATCAACAGGAACGGGGCCGAGTACGACCTGACCATCGAGGAGTTCAAGGACCAGTGCGCACACTGCGGCGGCCGTGGCTTCCACACCTTCTTCACGCAGGAGGACGAGGACCGCTACGACCTGGCCGTGGACGAATGGAGCGACGGGGATATGGATGACGAGGCCCCCGAAATGCAGGAAACCGGAAAGCGGACCTGCGACCGATGCCAAGGGACCGGCGTTCACGAAGGCGACGGCACCGCATACAGCTACACGCTGAAGGCCGCGCAAGAGATCACCGTGAACCCGAACGGATGCGACCCAGCGCGATCCGGTGTACTCAAATACGAGGTGTGACCATGAACGTAGTACTGATCCCCTGCTGGCGCCGCCCGGAAATGCTTTGGCACGCGCTGGAGAACATCAAACGCGCCCACGGCTCCGACGCCTACCACTACATCTTCCGCCTGGACCGAGGGTACGACCCGGCCATCCATGAGGTGCTAGCTGGCTTCCCGTTCTCCCACCAGATCAGCGAGGCCGGACCGATCAAGTACCGCGAGATCTCCAAGCAGAGCCACAACCTGCTCCAAGGGTACGCCATGGCCGCCCAGCAGTCCGACGCCTTGGTGATACTGATCGAGGAGGACATCATGGTGGCCACGGACTTCTTCGCCTTCCACGAGCAGGTGCACGAGGCGGACCCCACCCTGTTCTGCTCCATCGCCGTTGCCAACCCGAACCGCAAGGTGATCGACCAAGGCACCAAGGACGCCTACTACCTGAGCGACGGGGACTACTGCAGCCTGGGCGTTGCCTTCCGCAAGGAGGTGATCCAGACGCTGATCATGCCGCACAACGTAGGCGACTACTTCGTGAACCCAGAGGGCTACTGCCGAAAGACATTCCCGAACAGCCCCATCGGGCACGGGTACGTGGAGCAGGACGGGTTGATACGCCGGATCCAGATGCGGCAATCCCGACCGATCGCTTACCCATGGCAGGCGAAGGCATACCACGCGGGCCTGTACGGGAAGAACCGGGGCAGCGGCCCCACGGGCAACTGGCGGCAGCGCCTGAAGTACGTCACCGACATCATCTACTCCGACGAGGCGATGCGTACCTTCGCAAAACACCCGGAGTGGTACGAAGACAGCAAACCCATCAACCTGAACGCTGAACCATGGCAGACCCTGCACCTACAACCACTGGACCCGAACAGAAACCCGGTCCGCTTCTGACCTACCTGAAGGGCGTCTATCGCGTGGGCATCCTCACCGCTGCTTTCCGGGGGGCACAGACAGCCATCGCTGCGGCAGTGTTCCTGCTGGTGGGCGGGTCGGTGTTTGCCATCTTGGGCAAGCCTGCCTACCTTGCCGCCCTCTGGATCTGGAACAACGTCTGGAACTTCTAACCATAACATGATGAGCAACCGAAGCAAAATGGGACCCGCCGCGCCCCGTACCATCGCGGCACCAGCACACATGCCACTGCCTCCCGCATACGGACCGGGATACCAGCGCGGCCGCCAAATGGCATCCGAGGCGCTTGGCGAATTGTCGTGGGACGAAATGGCCGACTTCATCACGGGCTTCAAGACAACGCTGCGCGAGGAACTGGACGGACGCGGCCAAAAGCTCAAGGAGAGCGAGCGCCACATCGACGCAGCCATCAACGCCATCGAAGCATGAGCAAGAAGCCGAAGTACGTCCTCTATTTGGTGACCCGCAACGCCACGCACCACTACCCGGTGATCATGAGCGCCAACGGCAAGCCATGCCTGAACGAACCCACAAAGCGGAAGAACGTCCTGCGCACCAGCATGGAGCGGTTCCTGGACGCGGCCTACAACGGCAGCGAGCAGGTGAGCATCGTGCAACTGACCGGGGCCGAAGAAGAAGGCAGCACCCAAGGCTAAGGAGGTGACCTTCCGCAAGGGACAGAAGGTGACGGTGGACGCTGGCATCTGGGGCAAGTGCGAGGCAGTGGTGAAGGAGCGGGACCCGAAGTTTGAGGACCTGTACTACCTGACCATCACCAAGGGGGCGCACAAGGGAGCCACCGGGCGCTACGACCATAGGCACATCACCCCCCGCTGATGCCACCCAAGCCGTCCGGGGACTTCACGGCCTTCATGCACCGGTCCAACTTCGACCTGGTGATGTTCGGCTACGTCCAAGGAATGCGCCGGGCGCTTCCGGGACTGACCTTGGAGCGAATCATGGATCAGTTCCTGGCCGAGTACCGCCTCACGGACCTCAAGGCCAAGAGCCAGCTTCGGCGATACCACCGGATGGCGATCGAGTACTACGGAGACCAGAAGACAGCAACAGCATGAGCAACATACCCGAAGACGCCATCGCCATCCTCAAAGACACCCGCATCGAGGAGATTCCCCGAGGCCGGTGGGGCATCATTAAGTGGAAGGACAGCGTGACCATGGCCCGCGCCTTCAACCTGTTCAACGCCCACAGCAGCCGAGGCCCCATGATGAGCGGATGCATCCCATGCCATGCCAAGGTCTACAACTGGCTCCTTCAGGTGGCATTCGAGAGCGTTCAGGTCGGGCAACTGAGCACCGACAGCACACCGACCATGGCATTCGCCGACCCAGAGGAATGACCCCAAAGGATTCCAAGCGAAAAAGGGTATCCCATGGGAGGGGCATTATAGCCGCGTCAGGATCCCAAGGAATCACCCCTTCCAAGGGAGGGCGACCAAGCATGTACCACGATGGTCTGTGCGAGGAACTGCTGGACTACTTCGACATCCCGCCTTTCAGGAAGGAAACACAGGAGGTGTACGATAAGAAAGCGCAGGAGGTGAAGACCATAACGGTAACCATCGCCAACGAACTGCCGACCCTTGCAGGGTTCGCGTCTGTCATTGGCGTTCACCGGGATACGCTCAATGAATGGGAGAAAGTTCACCCCGAGTTCTCCGACGCTGTAAAAAGGGCGAAGGCGCATCAGGAGCGGATCCTTGTGTCCAATGGCCTGTCCGACAGGTACAACAGCACCATGACCATCTTCGCGTTGAAGAACTTGGCAGACTGGAAAGACAGGCAGAGCCATGACCACAGCGGCTCCCTTGTCACCACGCCCCCGGTGATCAACGTGACGGTTCAACCGCCAACTCCTGAAGATGAATGAGCAGGCCAGCGGCATACGTCCCCTGGGCCAAGGCGCATCGAACGCATGGCACTACCTCCACGACCAGGTAAAGAAGGAGGTCTTCTTCGGGGGATCGGCCGGACCCGGTAAGACCTTCCTCGGCTGCTTCTGGCTGGTGCTTGCCTGCCTGAAGTACCGCGCCATCCGATCGGCCATCTTCCGGGCCACGGCTGAAGACCTGCGCAAGTCCTCCCTTGTGACGCTGTTCGAGGTGCTGGAGAAGTCCGGGCTGAAGGACGGCACCCACTACCGATACACCGAGGGCAAGGGCTTCCTGCTCTACAACGGGAGCACGATCGAACTGGACTACCTGAAGTATGAGCCCAAGGACCCGAACTATTCGCGCCTCGGGGGGCGGGCCTACACCTACGCCTTCGTGGATGAAGGGGACCAGGTGGAGGAGCGGGGCGTTGGGGTGCTATCCGGCCGCCTGCGCTACCGGACCACGGAGATATGCCACGCCTGCGCCGCCGAGGGGCTGGCCGTGAAGTCCAAGGCGGTGGACTGCGACGACGAGGGCAACCCGGTCCAGTGGGAGTGCTACAACTGCGGCACATGGAGCAAGGGACTGGTGCCTAAGTTGCTGATCACCGGCAACCCGGGCGACTACTGGACGAAGTACCGCTACGTGATGAACAAAGAGGGGGAGCGCGTCAAGCTCAAGCCCCACCAAGCCCGGGTGCTGGTGCTGCTGTCGGACAACCCGGACAAGGCGCACGTGGCCAGCTACCGCCGCCAACTGGAGGACGGGGACGACGAGTACGACAAGGCCCGCCTGCTGGATGGGGACTGGAACGCCACGCGCAAGACCGGGCGGGAGTTCTTCCACAGGTACGACAGGGCGAAGCACGTCATGCGGATCCCGTACAACCCGGACCTGGCCCTTCACTTCACGATGGACTTCAACACGGCCCCCTACATCACCGGCCAGGCCGCTCAGATATGGTGGGAGGAGGACCGCAAGCGATGGCGGTGCCACTTCCTCAAGGAGTACTGCCTTGTTCACCCGTTCGCCACGACCGAGGCCCTAGCTCAATCCATGGCGAAGGACATGCGGGACGGGGCGTTCGCGGGCCATGCCAAGGGATGCTACTACTACGGCGATGCTACTGGGAAGAACAAGACGACCCAAGTCGTAGGGGCCATCCGGCACAACTACGACATCGTAGAGAAGGATCTGCGGACATTCCTGCACAACAACAGCGACCGGGTGATCCGGCGCAACCCTCCGCACAGCGTGGTGCGGGACTTCGGCAACGCCTACTTCGATGGGAGGATCGGCCTGTGGGTGACGTTCGACCCGGGGATGGTCAACACCACGATGGACATGATCCAGGTGAAGGAGGCGGCGGACGGCGGGATCTTGAAGGTGATGGAGAAGGACAGGGCCACGGGGGTAACCTATGAGAAGTACGGCCACTGCTTGCAGGCGTCCTACTACCTGACGGTGGGAGCCTTCCCGGACCTGTTTGCGCGGTTCGTTCGGAAGTGACGAACGGTTCGGGCCAAGGCTTGCAAATGTAAAAGCGGAGGCGGTATGTTTGCCATACCATGAAACTCTGCTGCCCCCGTCCAATGCTCCAGCGCGTGAACGATACGCTGCGCCAGTGCCTATGCTGCGGCAAGGTGACCAACACGGTCAAGCGCAAGCCATCCAAGAGCCCACCACTGCCAGCCGCCCCGGACGGGTACGTGAAGGCGGCGGTACTTGCCGAACGCTACGGGGTCACATCCAAGGCGATCAACCAATGGGCGCACCGGGGGCTGGTATCACGTTACGGCCTCTACCATTACTGGGAGAAGGACGTGGCGGCATGCGCTGACCACCTGCACGAATCGGTATCCAAGGCCGTGCGTACATCTTCGGTGAATACCCGTGGCCTTGGCACCAAGGTGAAGCACGGATCCATGAGCTACTACGGCAACCTGAACCAGTGAACCAAATGACCTACCCCATCACCTGCCTCCTCTGCACGGTCATCCTCGCCATCGCCTCGGGCATCATCGAAGCCTTGGTCGTCCAAGTGAGGACCGCCACCGGCGTAGGCCGCAACCTTGAGCACGACATCCTGCTCACCGGACGGCTGCTGATCGGCGGGATCGGTATCGTGTTCCTCGGGTACATCGAGCAAGCCAGCGCCATGCAGATGCTGATGGTGACCTTCGCGTGCATGGCCGCCTTCGCCATGGTCCACCGGGTCGTGTTCAACCTGTGCCACCGGAAGCAGATCACATACATGGGACCCGAGACGCGCACAGCAGAAGACGCGCAGTACGATACGCTCTGGCATAGCATCGCGGCCAAGGAGGAGGTCCACGAGCGCGTGTTGTTCAGGCCCGATGCGGTCCAGTACGTCCCCCGGTTCGCCCACGCGCCGTTCGTGTTCGCGGTCGTGTTCGAGGCTTTGGTGTGCGGAGTCTGTGTATTCATTGCCTTGGCGGTACATTAGCGGCCACAACGCCGCCCCATGAAGCTCGAACAAGCCGTACGGATCGCCCTTCCCAACGTATCCCAGAAGCTCAAGCACGAGCACTACGAACGCGTCACGCACCTGACCAGCCACTACTACCGGCCCATGATCACCGGCGAAGGGGCCGAGCACCTTATCCGGCGCTTCAACATGCGAGAGGACGAGGCGGCATACAAGCAGCGGCTACTCCTCACCCAACTGATCACCCCGGCGATCACCAATACGCTGATGTCACCAGCCCGCAAGGTGCCCAAGGTGAAGCCGGTGGTGGATAGCGCGACCTTCGGGCAGGAGAAGGCTAAGGAGGATGAGAAGTTCAACGAAGCGGTCGCCAACTTCTACGCGGGCAAGAACGTCGACCACTACTTCGCCTCGGTCCTGATCGACCAGAGCGCCATCGACCCCAACGCCTTCTGCTTGGTGCTGTTCGACGACTACGATGCCACCTTCGAAAGCGCACGCGGGTATCCATCCATCGTATCGAGCGCCGACGCATGGAACTTCCGCTACGCCAACGGGGAGCTGATTTGGCTGATGGTACACCGCGACATCAAGTACGTGGAGGCCAAGGTTCCGGAGAAAGGGAAGAAGCTGCCCACGGGCAACAAGCCCGAGGAGGTGGTGAAGGACGGGCACGCCTTCTGGCTGTACACGGACCGGAACCACATCACCTTCACCCAGGTGGACAGCGGCAAGCTGACCAAGGGAGCCGAGGGCCTGGTGCTGGACAGCAATGGCAACGCGGTGGGCAGCTTCGAGAACATCACCACTGGCAAAGGCGCTGGCTACTTCTACCGGGTAGGGCCCAACGAACTGTACGAGGTGGCCTTCTACGCCCACAACACGGGCATGGTGCAGGCGTTCCGCATCGGCTACGTGCCAGACCAGAGCACCAAGGGGGAAACCTGCGTGAACCTGTGGCACCCGGCGCTGCCATACCTGCTCAAAGGCATCAAGGCTGGCAGCGAGCTCGACCTGAGCGCGGCGCTCCATGCGTTCCTCCAGAAGATCATGTACGCGAACCGCTGCGAAGGGTTCCGGGGATCGGACGGCACGCTGACGGAGTGCAACATGGGGTACGAGCCCGGAGGCGCAAAGTGTAAGGCCTGCAACGGCTCCGGCCTTCAGGTGCATCGCAGCGGGCAGGACCACATCACCCTGTCGATGCCCCGCAGCAAGGACGAGATCTTCCCCTTGGCGGAATTGGTCCACTACGTACAACTCCCGGTCGAAGTGCTGGAGTGGCAGGACAAGTACGTGGACAAGCTGGAGCAAGCGTGCTACCGGGCGGTCTACAACTCGGACCGCTTCAGGGCGAACGCTTCGGAGGTGACGGCCACGGGCGAGATCATCGACCTGCAAGCTGTGTACGATGCACTGAAGCCCCTGGCCGATTGGTACAGCCAGAGCCGGGTGCTGGTGTACAACCTCGAGGCGGTGTATGTGAGCAGCGCAGAGGTGGCCGACAAGTCCTTCACGGTCGCCCACGAGTTCCCCCGCAACATGCGCTTCGAGACGCTGGCCGAGCGGGTGAAGCTGATGGGAGAGATGCGGACGGCCGGGGCGAGTTCATCGGCCTTGGCACAGGTGAACAACGACATCCTGCAAGACCTGTACATCGACGACCCGCGTGAACTGCTCAAGGCACAGGTGCAGGCGTCCTTCGATCCGTTCCTTGGGAAGAACGAGGCGACGATCGTGAGCATGATCTCGCAGGACCTGACCACCGAGGAGAACAAGGTGCTGTGGACGAACTTCGCCTACGTGTTCGCCGAATGCGAGGAGAGGGCGGGAACGATGCCGGATGAGAACGGCAAACCCGTGGACTTCTATTCCATGTCCCGCGCCAAGCAGCAGGAGATGATCGACGAGGTGGTGGAGGAACTTATCGAGGAGATCGACGAGAAGAAGGAGGCCAACGTTGCGTCCTTCGGGATGCCGGGTACCGATGGGCAGGACGAGCAGGACAACGGCACGGGCGAAGGGGAGAACGCGGACAGCCCGGATGACATCGACGCAGATGATCCAGCCGGACAAGGATCCGGTAATACCGACGACCTGCCAGCAAGCCCCGGCAATAGCGCCACGGCATGAACCAAGGAGCCGCCAAGACCATCCGGGACGCTGAACGCCTGCTCGACCAAGGGCAGCGGGCGCGGCTTGCCGATATGGGGGCGCTGGAGAAGCTGATCACCATCCGCCTGCTGGCTGAACTATCCAGCGATCTACAGGAAGGCGAGGACGGCCGGGTGCGCTCCACGAGGGGATCGGTATCGGTAGCCCGGATGGTGGATCAGGTGTTCAAGGCCGTGGAGAAGCGGGGGCTGAAGAAGATCGGCCGGGATGCCGTCAAGGACATGCGCGGCGTGCTGGATCTCAACGCCCGGTACTACGGGCAGATCGCCGAGCCCAAGGGCGGCAGCTTCCCCGAGATCAAGAAGACGGTCGATGCCATCATGCGCAAGCGCCTCGGCCTGACCCCCAAGCACCAGATCAACCCCAAGGGGTACATGGGGGAGCTATCCAAGACCGACAAGGCGCGGGAGGAGGTGAAGAAGATGATCGCCAAGGCCATCGCAGCGGGTCGCCCCATGCGGGAACTGGAGCGGGCGGTGAAGGTGAAGGTGGCCGGGACGAAGAACACGCCCGGCGTCCTGGAGCGCAACCTGGGCGGGTTCCTTCTGGATGCGTATCAGGTGGCCGACGCGGTGACTGGCAACGAGTTCGCCAAGCGGTTAGACCTTCGCTACTTCATCTACTCGGGCGGGCTGATCGAAACGAGCCGCGCATTCTGCCGGAAGCGGAACAACAAGGTCTTCACCACTGAGGAGGCTACGAACGCGAAGACGGGCTGGGCTACCGACCCGACGCTGCCCAGGACCAAGGAGGAGAAGGACAGCGGGAGCGTTGCGGATTACGCGCCGCTGGAGGACCGAGGCAGATGGCAATGTCGCCACAGGCTGCTGTACATCAGCGAGCAAGAGGCCCGCCGCCGCCGCCCGGACCTGTTCACAGGAAAGTGACGAACGGTTCGCCGTTGGCCTTGCATATTTGAAACGGACGGCGCTATCTTTGGCGGGTGACTAAACAGCACCAGACCATGCCAACACGAAAGAAGACCGCCCCTAAGAAGACCACAGCCAGGAAGGAACCAAAGGCATCGCCGAAGGCCCGCAAGCCGTCACAGCTTGACCGGATCGAGCGCATCCTGAAGGACCACGGCAGCAAGATCAACGAACTACTGGACCGCACGGAGGATAGGATAACGGGAAGTCCAGCGCCTATCAATATCCACATCACAGAGCAGCCTGAGGGATTGCAGCCAGGCGACTACACGGACGCATCGAAGGAGACTGCCGATGCACTGACGGCGATGGGGTTCAAGTGGCATGACCTCGACAGGACCAAGTGCAAACTGATTGAATGGAGGATGGATGCAGTAATTGTAAACTGGGATTTTCGCGGACGCGCCTACCTCGACCCCGCCACGTTTCTTTCCCGTGCTGCCGTGACTGCCAAGGCGCTCGGGCTGGTTCCGGTGGAGCCTTGGGCGCCGGTTGTTGGTCAGTGGGTCAAGTTCAGGGATGGGTCATGGCAGCAAAAGAAGTACGGTGGTATCGCAAAGGTGAAGAGAGGACTAACCGAGGAAGGACACTACCTGACCGAATGTGTCAGCGCAGAGCCATCTGGATACTACTTCGAGGTCAGCGAGGCTCGCCCCGCCACGGAAGACGAGATAGCCGCCCACCTTGCAGAGCAGGATGCGATGAAGCCCGTGGTGTTCGGGACGCGGGTCAATCACACCACACTAGGCCAAGGGATATGGATGGGCATGGATGGAATCCTTCACGAGTTGGCGTTTCTGAAGCACGGGAAAGACCATCAGCACCAATGGTCAACCATCCTGTGCCCACGCGCAATGTTCACCGTAATCGACTGAGGTCATGAAAGCCACAGCATACTCCATCAGCTACAATCAACCAGAGAGGAGCGGCCCATTTCGCTGGCACGTTTACCGTACCATCACAGGGAAGCGCATTCACTTGGCAACCAGTGCGACAAAGGCCATAGCCATTGCTGAGGCGAAAGAGGTGGTCCGCAACCTCGGCGGTAGGCTTGAGGCAACGGGCTATCAGACTCTTTGAAATGACCCAGAAGCAGATCGGCGCGGCAGTGCGCAAGGCAAGAGGCCAGCGCAGCATCCGGGAAGTAGCCGGGGCCGCTGGCCTCCACCGTGACCAGGTGACTGGCATTGAGCAAGCCACGAAAGCTTACACAGTGCTCAGTCTCTTGGCTCTGTGCAAGGCCGTTGGGCTGCATTTGGTATTACAGGCCAAAGGCTCAGAGGCTGCATTTGACAAGGGTGCAACTGGCTCAGACGATGTTCGGGGGTATGCTTGCCACCAACTAGGAAATTGCCACAAGTAACATAACATCGACCATGAACATCGAAGATCAGGCACGCAGGGAGGCGGAGGAGTTACTACGATTTAAACTTCGTAGCGCCATTGCAGATAAGGAAATGGTGGTGAACCAAGCCAACCGTGACGTTCAGTGTTACGACGGGTGGTCCTGCGATTACAAGGCGTGGCAGGATGACTGTGACGCTGTGATCAACGGGCTTCTGAAAGAAATAGAGGCAATATCCGAGAGGACCAAGGCACAGCCGCTAGCATCACCATGGAACAAGCAGCAGATCATAGACGCCGCCGTTGAATCCTTCGACATTGGCCCCGAGGACGAAGATGCCGTGCTGCGCTTCGGGATGAAGTTGCAGGACATGGAGGATGCCGAGCGCAAGGCACAGCCGCCGGCGGAGGAGGTGATGGAGGTGATTATGCAATGGCTATCGGAGCGGTCCAGCTTGACCGGAGAACTCCGCGACCGCCTCGCCACCCTGTTCACCACATCCGCAGCCATGGCAGACATTGAGCGGTGCCAGGCAAAAGGCTGAGGGTAACTTTACCCCATACGAAAAGGGCGCTCACCACGGGCGCCCTTTTTCGTGCGCACCATCTTAATGACGCCGCGTCACTACATTCGGCCCCAACAAACAGAGCAGCACATGGCCTACGTAGTGATCGAGAACACCCGCACAGGGCAGCAGAAGACCGTCAGCGAGGAGACCTGGAAGCTGATGCGCAACACCCGCGACCAGGGGGATGTCCGCAAGGGATACCGGATCATCAAAGGAGCACCCCAGGCGCAGGCGAAGGCCAACGCGAAGCTGGACCAGGTGAAGACCCCGACGATGATCCCCCCAGCCATCGCCGCCGCCGCACAAGCAGCACTGGAAGCGGAGCGGGCGGCGGAAAGCGGGATGATCAGCGGATCGCCGGAGCAGGCCGCACCGGCCAGCGAGGCACCAGCACCAGCCGCCACCCAGGAGCAGGAAGCAGCCCCATCGGTTGCCGCACCTGCGGAGGAGGCCCCCGCGAAAGACCTGCCAACGGAGCTCGACGGACTGGACCCATCCCTGACGCCCAAGGTCGCGCAAGTTCTGGCCCAAGCCGGGATCAGCACCAAGGCGCAACTCAAGGCCGCCACCATGCCCGCCATCAACAAGGTGCTGGACGCCGCTGGCCTTGGGGCCAAGAAGGCACAGGCAGCGGGCTGGAAGTCCAAGGCCGCCGCCAACCTCAAAGCCTGAGCGCCATGTACAGGATCAAGAACATCAAGACCGAGCAGGTCTACAACGTGACCAAGGAGGGCTGGGATACCATCATCGCCAAGGGCATGGGATCCCGGTACGAGATCGTGGAGGAGCTTCGCACCAGCGCCAATCGCGCATCGAAGATCCCCGAAGCGATCGCCGCCGCCGCCATCCTGGAGGCCAGCCGTGAAGTGACCAACGAGCAACCAACCAAAGGCCACAAGGCCACAAAGTAGACCACCATGCCAACGGCAGAAGAAGTACTCACAGGGCTGCTGTCCACCAGCTACAAGTTGGACGAAACGGGAGTTACCTCACTCAAGAACGAGGACGGGTCCTTCAAGGACGATGCACTGGACCACTTGACCAAGATGGATGCCGACCGGGTTGCCAGCCTGAAAGGTGACGTTGAAAAGGTCAAGGCTGACACCTACTCGCGTGGCAAGCGGGAAGCGTTGGAAGGTCTGGAGCGCGAACTGAAGGACGAATTCGGCATCAAGGCCACCGACAAGAAGGGAAAGGATCTGATCAGGGAGATACTGGCGTCACGGACCAAGGGGGGCGATCCGCTCACCGAGGAGACCGTGAAGGCCCATCCCCTGTACCTCAAACTGGAGGAGCACGCAAACGCGCTGCCTAAGACGTTCGAGGAGCAGATCAAAGCCCGGGAGGAGGCCATCCGTGCCGAGTTCAAAGCTGAACGCGACTTCGATCGCGTCCGGGCCAGTGCCATGCGCACGTTCAAGGGGATGAATCCGATCCTTCCCAAGAACGAGGACGTGGCCAACGCACAACTGACACTGCTGGACCAGGCATTGAATGGCCTGAAGTACCAACTGGTGGAGAAAGACGGTGAGATCGCGGATATCGTGCCTATGAAGGCGGATGGCTCCGGTCGGCTTGAAGATGCCCACGGGCACCCTGTCAAGTTTGAAGCACTGATCAAGACCATCGGGGCCAAGTACTTCGAGTTCGCCGAGGGAGAGCAGCGCGAAGGTGCGGATGATCCCAACCGCAAGGGGAAGGAGAGTGGCAAGGGCGGCGGTGACAAGGCGTTCGACCCCAAGACCGTCGAACAGTACGCCAATGAGTGGCAGCGCATCACCGATACGGTGCGGGACCTGGCCGAGCGCCGGGACCAGCTTGACAAACTCAGGGAGGCTGGAAGGCGGAATGGGGTGGCCTCTTAGGTCCAACCTCAAACCCTGAACAACCATGTCAACTACAACCGCCGGGAATTTCGACTGCTCAAAGCTGCTCGAGATCAAGGCAAAGGTCTCCGAGATCTGGAACGAGGGCATCATCAACGCCGAGTACATCCCCGACGTTGAGCCTGCCCTGGCTATCCTCTCCGGCCAGACCGCACAACTCCAGATGCTGGAGAACCCCGAGAAGGACCGCGAACTGAAGGTTATCTGGGTGGACGACTGCGACGATACCGACCCCGAGGACTGCACCGACCAGTGCACCATCGACGGGGAGAAGATCGGCGACAACTGCGTGAACTACGAACTCACCGAGTGCTTTGAAAAGAGCTTCAAGGTGACGGAGGAGATGTTCCGCACCTCGATGCTCACCCGCGAGGAGGTGGTGGCCCGTGCGCTGCTAAAGAAGATGAAGCTGATGGACGAGTTCTGGGCCGCCAAGGCGATCGCGTTCTTCAACGCATCGGCTGGCGTCAACCAGTTCGCCGGTCAGTACACGGTGGTGGGCAGCGAGACGTACATCCCTGCCGTGGCATGGAACCCGGACATCTTCGGGTACTTCGACACGGCCCTGTGGATGAACAAACTGAGCATGGGCAAGATGCTCAGTGGCACGCTCCTGAAGCAGTACATGTGGAAGATCGGCATGGAGACCACTGACCCCACGGGCCAGTCGAACCAGGCCAAGATGACCAGCTTCGGCGTGCCGTACTTCGATCGCCGGATGGACACCATCCTGGGTGAGAAGGCGCTGTTCATGTTCAACCCGAACAGCGTGGCGATGGCCACCAAGGCGCGTCACGCTGCCTACGGTGCCGCAGGCCGCGAGGTGCAGACGCCGACCGGGCCGCAGCGTTGGTACACCATCCCAAGCAACAGCCTCCCCGGCGTTGTGTACGATGTGGCATACCAGGAGCTGTGCTCGGGCAACGACATCAGCCACTTCTGGAAGATCAAGACCCGTGGGGACATCTTCCTGAACCCACTGGGCTGCGACAACGACCGGACGGGCGTGCTGAAGTTCGTCTGCGGTGCCCCTGCGTAAGGGACACGGCGTCACAAATTGGGACTGGCCCGGGGGATACCTCGGGCCTTTCTCATTTGCCCCCTACATTTGAAGCCTAAACACACACGACCATGGCGATGAAAGTACAGGGCGGGCGCTTCGTTGAATCGGGCCGTACCAATGCACAAGAATTGGCCAATACAAGGGCCACGCTTCGACCCTTGGCAGATGCGGCATGGAATGCTATCAAGGCGTTCGAGGATAAAGCTTCGGCACTGCGCGTTCTGGGCGCTTCGCAAGGCCCTGAACTGATGCGCATGCGCAATCGTATCCAGCAGATCAGCAAGGAGATCACCGGCTAACCCATGAGCGCCGACCTCGCCTGCTTCACGGATGTCTTCGGCCTGAGCCGCAAGGACTGCGCGTGCGTGGACCCCATTGCGGTGGGTGCCAACGTGAGCGAGAGCGGGCTGTACTTGGACGAGACGCCGGGGCTTTCCCTGCAACTCCTGAGCAACGCGCAGGACTGCGGAGACGGAGGGTTGTGGGACATGCTGGACAAGGCACGGGCATCGGGTATCGAGGACACGATCAGCGAACTTGGTGCCTGCATTGGCGCGGGTACCGACGCCCGCAGGCAGGACGGTATCGCGGTGATCGGCGACGAGAAGAACGCCACCAAGACGGCGCACCGCCTCACCAAGTCCTACCACGGCATGACCATCCAGACCGCGAAGGTCCGGGGCGGTCGCTTCCGCATCATTGCCATCGCCACGGCCTTCAAGGGCACGGTACCGGCAACGATCCCGGTGAGCATCTACGGCCGCACGGAGTACGATGGAGACGTGCCACTGATTACCTACGACCTCCCCGCCACGTCTGGCCGCATCGTATGGACCACGCTCCCCGAGCCGCTGGACCTGGACATGAGCGAGCTCGGCACCGGCAACCCGCGCTTCTGGGCGTTGTACGAACCCACGGACGGGCTGACGGCGATGAACAGCGAGTGCAGTTGCGGTTGCGGGGGCTTCAAGCCTTCGTGGAACGAGAACAGCCCGCAATACCAGAGCATCCAGCAGAAGGGCGGCAAGCTGTGGACCGAGTGGTGCATGGCGGCAGGTACCTCCGGGGATGGCCTGGACCGCCGCAGCGAGTGGGGCACGGTGAACCCTACGCAGGGGCTGCTGCTGAAGGTGCAGTTCGAGTGCGACATCCGGTCCACCTTCTGCCCGGACGCTCCGAACTACCGCTATGACGAGGTGATGAACGTGCTGGCCCACACCATGCGGTTCAAGGCGGCGGCGAACCTGATCACGCAGATCCTGCAGAGCACATCGATCAACCGCTACACGATGACGGCAGGCGACCAGTTGGAGGCCCTTCGCGATAGCTACAACAAGACCTTCAGCGAGGGCATCCAAGGGTACCTGTGCGTGAAGTTTTCGGAGGAACAGAACATCAATAGCTACGGCGACTGTCGGCGGTGCAAAGACCGCTGGGGGATGCGGCGTAGCACAATCCTAAGCTAAAATGGCAGTACGATTCCAGGGTGGTCAGATGATCCCCGCAAACAACAACAGCGGTGCTGCGGCACAGAACGCTGCCGGTCGCTTGAGCAACATCGCATCCGGGGTGGACGAGGTGGTCCGTACCCTGAAGCGGGACGGGCGAGGCGATGCCAAGCTGCTGGCCTTGGCCGCTGAACTCGATGGCCTTCGTTCCCAACTGGCCGGCGTATCCCGCAAGCTGGCCGCTGTGCGCTAACCCATGACCCTCGAAACCCTTGAAGCCCGCCTCGGTGAGTTGGTGCCGGTCCTGCTTGGTGCATTGCGCACCGAGATGGAGACGGTCGCCACGGACGGGCTTTCCAAGGTGATCCAGCGGGTGAGCGAAACGGGCCGCGACCAGAACGGGACGCCATTCAAGCCGTACACGCCAGCGTACGAAGCCTTCAAGCGGCAGGCGGTCGGAGGCAACAAGTCGGCCAAGCAGCGGGCACGTCGGGCCACGGCACCGGCAACGGCAGAGCAGCCTGTTGGCCGCTTCACTGGCTTTGTGAACTTCACACTGAGCGGACGCATGCTCTCGAACATCGGCCCTGTTGAATCGGCCCTTGGCGGATCGGCTGGGATCGGTGTTACCGATGTGACGGATACCTCCAAAGGCGTCCGGGTGATCGTCGCGGGCCGCACCGAAGAGACGCGGGGCAAGATGGAGGGCAACGACAACTACCGGAAGGACTGGTTCAGCCTTTCCCAGAAAGAAGTGGACGAACTTGGCGCCGACAGTAAAGAGCGGATGACCGGGATCGCCGAACGATTCCTTGAAGCATGATCCACCGCATCGCCACCATCCTCAAGGATCGCATCGCCGCGTACACCTACGTGGACAAGATCGGCGGGCTCACGCGGATTGCCAGGCAGCAGCGTGAAGGCCGCGAGGTCGTGATCCCCGTGGCGGGTGACGTGGACGAGGCGTATGCGTGCGACCCGGCAACGATCCGGGACATGGTGCCCGATGACCGATACGGGTGCATGGTCTACTTCGAGGACCGGGGCACCACGCGCATCACCGAGCGCACCCGTGGCACCAGCTACCGGGCATCCTTGCGGCTTGTCTGCTGGGTGAACACGCTGAAGTTCGGAAGCGACCCCATGACGGCGGACCGCATCCTGGAGCAGTTCGTGAACGACCTGAACGTGGGGCAGCCGTACAACACGGACACGCTGATCGGCCTGAAGCATTCGGTGGAAGGCTTCCCCCAGCGGGGAGCGTCCATCTTCAGCCAGTACACCTACCCCGAGGCTGCGCGGCAATACCTGTTGTGGCCTTTTGATGCCTTCGCGCTGGACATCACAGCCACGTACCGGATCAAGCCGGGCTGTGAGGAGGCACCGGTGCCGGACGACGATGCCTGCTGGACGCCCCCGGTGACCAAGAAGCGCCGGAACCCCTCGGAGTTCACGTGCGACGAACTGACGGACCCGGCGACGGGGCTTACGGCTGCGCAGCTTGGGCCGGAGTGCCTGGACTGCGAAGGCGGCGGACCTTGCCCACCCACAACGGTCAACGGCACGGAAAGCGACACACCGACGATCTTGGTTCAACAGGGGGGCGTGAACGTTGGGACATTGAACCCTGCCACGGGCGTGCATACGGTGCCGGAGTGCGACCCTTGCCCACCTTGCGACCCGCTGACGGTGACGCTGGATGGCGTGGAGATCGTGAACGAGGCGGACCCTTGCGGGGTGGATGTGGAATTGACGTGTGCGGATACGGTGGACGCCGTGTGGGTGAATGGTGCTGGCGACAACAATTCAAACGGCATCTATATCTTCGATGGGTACGGTGGCCCTGCCGGAATAATGGCGGCGAAGAAGTATAGAAACTCATTTGGACACATTATCGCAGCAAGCGACTTCGACGGTCCAGAAGGCCCGTTTGGATGGACGTTGTATGATTCAACGGATGGACAAGACTATTCTAGCGGTAGTCTGGACTTCAGTACATTCCCTAGCGTAGGTCAGTGGATTTCTGGATCAGGTGTAGACCCAGCCCCAACCGTACGCCAAGCCACCATCGGCGACATCTGCGGCGGTGGCGACTGCCCGGCGTGCGAAGATGTAACGGTCCAGCTTCGGGACAGCGCAGGCAACAACATCGGCGCGGCTGACGTGTACCCAGCAGGCACCACGACCACGAAGACCGCGCCGGATGCGAGTTGGACGCTGAAGGATCAGGATGGCAACACGCTTGACAGTGGCGCGATCGCCAGCGGTGGGGCGGCGGATATTGTGGCTCCGGATGCCAAAGTGCAACTTCTGGACAGTGCTGGAAACAACATCGGGAGCTCGAATAGCTACCTGAGCGGCAGCATCAACAACCTGACGGCCCCGGATGGAACGTTCAGGACCACGGACGGGCTGACCACGATTGCGCCGGTGAAGAGCAACGGCACGGCTGACGCACCACAGACGCAGGTACCATACAAGGACGCAGCCAACGCCGACCAACTGACCACGGCTGAGGATACGGTGTTCGCAAGTGGCACGCTTCGCCCTGATACCATCATCCCGCGCATCACCATCTACGAAAGTGACGGGGTGACGGTGCAGGGATACACGGACATCGGCAACCCGTTCTACACGGTGGATGCCTGCCCGCCATCAGCGCCCGCATTCGTGAAGTTCATTTGGCAGGCTGGTGATGCCGACACGTACCTGTGGACGGTCACTGCCGATGAAGCGGGAACATACGGCACCTACACGCCCACGGGCACCAACGGAACGCTGACCTACAGCAAGAACGGCGGCGGCTATGCTGCTCTGTCAGGGGCTATCACCTTGGCGGTGAGTGATACCATCACCGTGCGCCGCACCACCACCACCAACGCCGGAAGTGTGAAATGGGAAGCCTGATCGCGCCATCGTCGTTCCTGAACCAGAAGTGCGTCGACTTCGACGGGGGGGCTGATTACATGTACGTGGATGACCCATCATTCAAGGCCGACACGGCCGGGGCTTGGTCCTTCTGGGCGAAGCTGGACAGCGTGTTCGTAGCGGATGGAGTACATCCAATGTTCGGTTATGGTGTACGGTCTGGTGCGAATAACGCTCAGTTCCTTTTTGGTCCACGAAGGGTAGTAGCTACAACGGGTGCCAACACATTCATGTCAATTACGCACCGGCCTACGAACGGCGGGACAATATCTGGATACTCGGGCACCACAACGCAGCTCGTTGCGGGTGTATGGATGCACTTCGTGGTCCAGTCCAACGGTACGGCTTGGTCCATGTGGGTAAACGGAGTTGCGCAGACTATGACGCAGTGGAATGTCACAGGAAGCAACAACGGAGACTGGTACGGCGATGTGAGCGGTGCCGACCACCGAATGACCGTAGGCGTGAACTACGTCAGTAACGGACCGGGAATGGGGTACTATCCCGGCCTATTGGATGAAGTGACCTACCTCAGTGGCCGCATATTCACAGCCGGGGAGGTGGCATCGCTGTACAACGGTGGCACCCCGGCTAACCCGCGAAAGCTCGCATCCATCCAAGCGGACCTTGAAACGTGGTACCGCATGGGCGACAGCCGCGACGATGCCACCACGGTGTTCGATGAAGTGGGCAGCAACGACCTGACGCTGGTGAATATGGACGCATCGAACTACGTCACCCCATGAGCACCGTGGCATCCATCATCCTTGTTGCCCTCCTTTGGGGCCTCGCGTGCGCCTTCGTCGGCGTGGTCTATGCCGTGGTGCTGGCAGAGGATGATACGCCGCTGAACAAGTGGTTCGACCTGCTTCGCTGGGCACAGGAGCGCGGCGGCTGGACCTCGTGGGTATCCTCCCCCCTCGGCGGCTGTCAAAACTGCTTCAGCGGGCAACTGGCCCTGTGGTCGTTCTCCATCGTTCTTCCTTGGTCAACCGACCCGCTATCCACCGCCGCCCACCTGTTCGCCGGGTGCAGTGCCGTTATCTTCGCCCACATCATAACGACACTCCACCGATGGCTGAAGAACATGATCTGAACGAGCACACCCGGGTGGGCCTTCGCAAGTTGGACCCCGAGACCAAGACCTTCGAGGCCAACGGAAGGCGGTACACGGCCGTCACGTCCCTGACCGTTGAACGCTACGAAGCGTACGAACTCTATCAAGCGGAGATCGGTATCGGCCGCACCTTCGAGGAGATCCAAGGTGGCATCAACAAGGCGTTCGAGCTATGCAACGAGGTGGCCACGGGGAAGAAGGTATTTGCCGAGATGGCGGTCCTGCTCCACGACCTGTCCATCGGATGCACGCTGGTGGGCACCACGCAGCCCCACGCGGTGCTCAAGCTATGCGCCCTGTTCCTTGTCCGTGACGGGGAGGACCTGCGCACGATCGACGACCAACTGGTGCAGGACAAGATCGACGACTGGAAGGCCGAGGGCATCGACATGGGGTATTTTTTCGGCTTTGCCCTGCGTTCTATTCCAGGCTTTCTCGCGGCTTACAGAGCCGCTTCCCTGAGTTCTTCACCAAGGGCGACGACGAAGGCGGAAAGCACGCAGGGCCACCCGAGTACTACCCCCAGCGGATCGCCCGCATAAAGGCCCGGCACCATGGGCTCATGGCAGCGATCAGCGACGGGAAGATGGGAGAGGCCAACGTATGGCGGGCGATGGACGTGTTCGACTTCTTCTACGCACTGAGAGCGCAACAGGCATACATCCGGGACAAGACGGCAACGATCAAAAAAGCACAAGGCCATGGCGAAGAAGGTGGAACTGGAGTTCGAGGCGGCGGGAAGTCTGTTCGACGACCTCAGGGCAATGGCCCAGGCCGTGGGGCAGCTTCGGACCGAGACGGGCAAGGCGACTGACGGCATACAGGCGGACCTCAAGGACAGCGCCCGCGATGCGCAGCAGTTCAGCAAGGCCGTGGAGGGCGGCACCAAAGTCGTGACCGCACTGGGCAAGGCTGTGGCGGCATCCAACACGGGCGGGTTCGTCAAGGGCATCGATGCGGCTTCGGCTGCAACGAAGGGACTGGAGGCATCCGTCAAGGGCGTGACCGACCAGACCAGCAAGGCGTCCGACAACCTGGAGGCCATCGCGGCATCGGCCCGGACGGCATCCACCAGCGGCAAGGCATCACTGGCCGGGCTCGGTGACCAAGCGGTACGTTCCCAGCAGCAGATCGCCCAAAGCCTCGGCATCACCGTAGCGCAGTACGAAGCCATCCGCGAGGAGGTGCGGGCCACGGGCATCGACAGCGATGTGTTCACCGAGGCCATCGCGGAGGCGGTCGCTGAACTGGCTGCGGCCGGGGTGCAGGCAGAGGACTTGGCGGCGAACTTCGAGGAGGTGACCGACCCGGTGGTGAGCCTGCAACGACAACTGCGGGCCGCAAAGCTGGAGGCCGGGGCCTTGGCTGCTGAGTTCGGTATCGACAGCGAACAGGCATTGGCGGCCCAGCGCCGGGTGGCTGAACTTGGGGATGAGGTAGGCGACCTGACGGCCCGCTTCGATGCCTTCAACCCCGACAAGAAGTTCGAGGCGTTCAACCAGCTCCAGTTCTCCCTTGTGGCGGGCCTGTCCGCCGTTCAGCAGTCGGTCGGGCTGTTGGCCGGTGATAACGAGGGGCTGCAAAAGGTCCTGTTCGGGTTCCAATCCTTGCTGTTCGCTACCCAGAGCCTCCAGCAGTTCACCGGTGGGTTCGGGGATGCGCTCAAGACCCTGCGTGCGACCTTGGGCCTCACCAGCACGGCCACGGCGGCACAAACGGCGGCAACGGTGGCAAGCGGTACGGCTACGGCTGCGGCGGGTGGTGCGGCTGCGGCATCGGCTACCGGATGGGCAGCGGCCACGGCAGCGGTCAAAGCCTTCACGCTGTCCCTGCTCACGAACCCCATCTTCCTGGTCGTTGCCGCCTTGGGTGCTTTGGCCGTAGCGGTAGCAACCTCCGGGAATGACGCGGAGAAGGCCATGAAGCAGTGGGACGACCTGTTCGACAGCCTGGACCAGTTCCGGGGGATCAGCGACCAGACCATCGACCTGGACAAGCAGCTCACGGACCTTGACATCGCCCGCCAACGGATCGCGGCCAGCGAGGGGGACTTCGCCACGGCCCGCCGCTTGGTGCAGGACAGCGCGAACGCGGAGATCGAGGCCATCAACGCCAAGGCAGCGGCCAGGCGCCGTGATGCTGCCGAACTGCAGCGGGCCCTTGATGTGCTGATCGCTACGGGCGACCTTGAGGTGGAGGAGATCCGCGACCGCCAGCAGCAGATCGACGGCATCCTTGAGGAAGCGTCCAACACGTACAGCCAGCAGTTGGTGGTGCGCCGGGCCGCTGAGAACGAACTGGCACAGATCGACAAGGAGGCACTGGACCGCGCCAAGGAGAACGCCCAGCAGCGCAAGGCGCTCAACGAGGAACTGGTCCAAGCCGCCCGTGACCTCGCCCGCCGCGTGCGCGATGCCCAACGGGAAGCTGCCGGACAGGATGACCCATTCGAGAGGGTGCGCATCGAACGCCAGGTGGCACAGGAGGAGGTGGACGAACTCCAGCGGGGCTTCGAGCGCAAGCTGGCGGCCATCGAACTCCAGAAGCGGATCGGCGTGCAGGCTTGGCAGGACTTGTCCGATGCCGAGAAGGACGCTCGCGCCGATGCACTGATCGACAACGGCGACATCCGCCTACCGGCCCAGCAGCAGGAGCAGATCAACGCCCTGCGCCTACTGGCCGAGGAGCGGTACTTGGAGCAGGTGGACGAACTGTTGCAGGAACAGGCCCGCCTGCGCATCGAACTGATCGAGGACAGCAACGAACGCGAACGGGCAGTCTTTGTACAGGGCCTCAATGAGCGGTTGGATGCACTGCGTCAGGCCAAGATAGAAGAGGACGAGATCAACCGATTTGCAGCCCTCGAACTTGCCCGCTTTGAGCGAGAGGTTGCACTTGCCAAGGTCGCCTTGGACGAGCAGATCCAGACGGCCCGGGTGAACGCCTTGCAGAACCAAGGGGAGCCGGAGAAGGTCTTTGTACGCCGCAAGGAACTGGAACTGCTGGCGATCAAGGAGGCCAGCGCCCAGGCCCAACTCAAGATCATCGAAGGGCAGACTGGCAAGGAAGCCGAACTGGTACGGGCCAACCTTGCCGTGATACTGGCGGAGATCGCCCGATCGCGTGCTGAACTCGCCAACAACCCTGTGAAGCTTGACCTACTGGACCTCCTCGGGGTGAAGGAGGAGGACAAGGAGGACTACAAAAAGGCCGTGTCCGACCTGTTCGCCGCAACGACAGAACTGATCTCGGCCGGTATCGAGGCGCAACAGCAGGAGGTTGACGCGCGTATTTCAGCGACCGACCAGATCATCGCCGATGCCCAGCGCCGCCGCTCCGAACTGACCAGCGAACTGGAACGCGAACTGCAAGCACAGCGGGAGGGCTATGCCAACAATTCGGACGCCATCCGCGCCGAACTTGAAACGGTGAACCAAGCCGAACGGGATGCGACGGCACAGCGCAAGATCGCCATCGCTGAACGGCAGGCGTTGGCCCGTAAGCAGGTAGCCATCGACGCAGTGACGCAAGGTTCGGCTCTCGCAACGTCTGCGGCCAACCTTATCATCGGATGGAGCAGCCTGCCGTTCGGGGCTGGCCTTATCTCCGCCTTCGCACAGATCGCCAGCATCTACGCCTTCTTCGCCAAGGTCCGTGCACAGAGCAAGGCCGCCAGCCAGCCGGACCAGTTCGAGGACGGCGGATGGGTGGGCGGAAAGCGTCACAGCCAGGGCGGAACGGTGATCGAGGCCGAGAGGGACGAGTTCGTGGTGAACCGTAAGAGCGCCGGGAAGTACGCGCCGCTGATCGAGGCCATCAACGACGACAACCTCGCAAGCCTTCGCCCGCCCGACCTCAAAGCGTTCCTCGGGGCCATGGGCATCCGCATGAGCGACGAGGCCGTGAAGGACGTGGCCGATACCCACCGGAACGAACGGGCGATCAATATCACGGGCGGCAACCTGAAGACCGACCGCCTCGAACAGCGCGTGGTGGAACTGACCAACGAGGTGAAGGCCCTTCGCGCCGATGCCAAGGCCAAGGACGAGGAGACCATCCTGCCGGACGGTACGCGCATCACCAAGCGCAAGGGAGTGACCACCATCATCCGAAAGCGTAAGCCATGACCACGCCAATTCCCAAGCGGTTCCAAGTATCGAGCGACGGTGGCGCAACGTGGACGGTCGTTACCCCCGACAACGGCGCGAACATCCGCCTTCAGGACGGCCGCAACATCGAGACGGGCCAGATCTTCGCACGGCGGAAGCTGTCCACCGATCCCGTGTTCAGCGGGTCGGACTACCAATGGCTTTGGAACTTCGAGCGCGACCCATTGCGCCGGTGCTTGGACCTGATCCTTCGGCTGGACCAGAAGTGCAGCGGATCGTGGCGGGAGGTATGGCGCGGGCAGTTCTCCAGCGGCTCCTGCGAGTTCGACCTTGACCACTGCCGTGCCACGGTGAAGACCAAGCCTCTGGACCGCTACTCCTGCCTGCTGGACGCCTACGAGGTGAAGCGGAACATCCTGCAAGTGGAGCCGGTGGATGCCAACGTGGTGGTCCTGCCTTCGCTGGAGTTCATCCTGTGCGAGATCATCTTCGGCACGCCCATCTGCGGAAGCATCGACGACACGGGTTTCACCGCTGTGCATTCCTTCACGCCCATCGGAGGCGGTCCCCAACTGGCGGTACTTTGGCGGGAGGTCGGCGTCACCGAGTGCATCGGCGGAAACCCGGTGCCTCCACCTGGTGCTGGCTGGACCCTGCTGGAGGACAACTGTGCGACCACGGGCACGGCCAAGTACTACAGGACCCCGCTGATCTCCTACACATGGGGCGACCCGCAGTTCTTCCTTGACGGGGATGGATACCCAGAGCCGCCGCCAGACACCTGCAACTTCCTGGAGATCGGGACCTTTGACTTCACCATCATCGCAGACCCTCCCGGCATCGTGCCGTTCTACATCTGCCTCTCGGACGGAACACCCACGGAGGTGAACCGCGCCCGGGTGCTGAAGGACGCCTTCGAGTACCTGATTACGCAGACCGGGTGCGCGGATCTTGCAGGCATCCGCTCGGACTTCTTCGCATGGGACCCAGTGGGGGATGCGCCCGGGTATGTGGCAGGG